CAAAATGAACTGTATGCTTCACACTCTATATTTCTTACTCAAGCTAGAACATTTAAAAATTTAAAAGATAATAATTTTGAAAAGTTTTTAACTGATGACTGAGTTCCAGTAACTACAAATTATTATATGGGTGCTGCTAAAAATATAGAGCATAAAAAATCTTTTTTACTTCCGGGTAAAACTAATAAGTCTTCTGAAAATCAGTTTATAGAAAGATATATTAATCCTATAAATCAAGAACTAAAAAAAGTTAGAAAAAAAGGACTTACAAGAAAAGATAAAAAAAGAATAATTGACCTTTACAAATCTGTAACAGGACAAGTAGATTATTTTGATAGTGGTTTGATACAAGGCATTTACGACACTACAAAACTTGCAAATGCGATGGCATATTTACCACTTGCAACTCTTTCTTCTGTAACAGAAGCTATGATACCTTTAGCTAAAGCTCCTTTAAATTCAAACATTAAGGGTATGCAGTCTGCTATAACAAAAGGACATAAAATATTTACAACAGAAATAGGAAGCCTTCTTAAAGAAAAACACAACATGACACCTGATGAAATAGTTCGGGAAATGAACGGTGTATTTATAGCTGTAGATGAAGCCATGGGAGATGTTACTAATCGAATATCTGGTGAAGGTTTACAGAATGAATTTCTTAAAAAACAAGCACGAAGATTTTATAGATTTAACTTACTTGTACCTTGGACAAAAACTGTACAACTTGCATCATTTTCTACTGGTAAAGATTTAATAAGAGATAACTTAACAAAACTTAATAAATTTAAATTGGATGGTGCAGATATACTAAGTGAAACAGCTCCAATAAAAATTCAAAACTTACGAAGTGAATTATTTGATTTAGGAATAGATGTTGAAGATGGTATTAGATGGTTAAATGCAGGAGCTAAACAAAGCGATGCTTTTTATAATGAGCAGTTAGTCAGAGGAGCCGGTAGATTTACTAACTCTATTATCTTACCAACCGCTAGAGAGTCTGCTAGAGTACCTACTTATATGACTAATCCTAAAGTAGATATTTTTACACAGTTTTTAAGATACCCTACAGTGTTTGGAAATACAATTTTAAAAAACTTTGCAAGAGATACAATTAATAATCCAGCAACTAACGCACCTAAAGTAGCTGCTTTTGTTGCAATGTCTACTAATGTTGCTAAAGCCACTAACTACTGGAGAACATCAGAAGAAAATAGAGAACGTATAGATAGAGGTGAAGATTCTTGGAAAGATACTTTAAAAGCTTATCAACGTGTAGGCTTGTTGGGTCCTATAGAATATGGTGTTAGATTTACAGAAGCATTAGCATATGGTCAAAACCCTGCAATAGCTACTGCTAATCTAGGTGGACCAGTTCTTAACGATATTGTTGGTATAACTTTATATAACAGAGGTTTGTTAGAAACAGGGGCTAGAAAGTTACCTTTTATAGGAACTAAAAACTTAATGAAAAAGTATACAGGATTTGAACCTTATACACCAATACAAGAAATAGCGAAAGAACAAGATAAAAAAAATAGAGCAGCTTTTGAAAAATATGCTGAAATTGCTACGGGGACTGAAGAAAGAGTCGAAGGTTTTAGCGAAAGATTTAACAAACTAGAAGGCTTTAGAAGTGAGTTTAACAAAGGCGGTAGGGTTGGTTATGCTGAAGGTTTGGGTGTTTCTAAAGATGTTAGTGATGTAAAAAACGAACCTGAAAATAGAATAGACCCTTTTACTGGACAACCGTATGCTGTCCAATCTCAATCTTTACAATCTTCTTTAATTAGAGAAGATACACAAGAACAAATGAGTAGGTTAGGTTTTAACGAAGGTGGAAGTGCTGATAATAAAGAGGTAAATCCTATCAGTAATAAAGATTATATATATAATAAATTTGTTAATGCTTTTGGATATCGCCCCGAAGCTGCAATAGGAATGTTAGGAAATTTTGCTGTAGAGTCAGGTGATACATTTAGGCACGATATTGTTCAAGGAGAACTTGAAGGGAAACCTTTGGTATATACTAAAGAGGATATTGATAAGGGTGTAACAAATAGAGTAACTAAAAAATTAAAAACAGAAGCTGATATTGGTAAGCCTAAAAAAGGCTACGGTATTGCTCAGTTTGATTTTATGAATGATTATTATCAGGATTATTTAATACATAATAATAAACAAGATTCTTTAGATAGTCAAATAGAGTATGTAAATGATGTCATTAAAGGGACAGATACTTATGCTAATTTTAAAGGTAAAATGTTAGATAATGACGAAAGAAAAAAACTTGTTGAAAGTTTAAATAAAGATAATATAGAAAACACAACTAAATCTTTTATGCGAATATTTGAAAAGCCCGGTAAGCCACATTTAGAAAAAAGAATTACTGCTTCGAATAATATTTTTAAAGAATATATTGATAAAAAATTATTTCAAGACTAATGTTACTTTACACAGAGAAACAATTATACACAGCCTATAACATTTATAGAATGCACCAGATTGGACAAGGGCTAGGATTTATGGAACTAGAAAACTTTAGAAAACTTTACGAAGAGTTAATGGAGGAAGCATTCGATGTTCCCATTTGAAATTATAACTATGTTAGGTTCTACTCTACTGAGTAGTTTATTAAGTCTGTGGTCTCAACGTATGAAGGCTAAACAAGACGAACAGAAAATGTTAATTACACGAGGAGAGTTTCAACTCAAGGCTGTAGAGTCTGCAAGGAACGTACAAGATAAAGGTTTTCAATGGACAAGACGTATCATTGCCTTGTCTGCAATCTTTGCAATCGTGATACTACCTAAACTGGTAGCTGTTTACTATCCAGATGTAGATGTAACAGTAGGATACACACTATTTCAACCGGGCTTTTTATTCTTTACAGATGGTAGAGAAGTTTTTCAATGGATAACTTTCCAAGGCTTGGTAATTACGCAACTAGATACCAACCTTGTATCTGCCATTATTGGTATGTACTTTGGTGGTAGTCTAGTTAAAAAATAAGAGAGGGTAAAATGAATAACAACATGGGCATGAGTGGCTTCAGTGGAGATATGGACAGAAATGAGGTTGAGATAGACCTTAATAAGTTTATGGCTTTGTTACAGGAGAAGTCAGAATTAAAAGATAGGATACGAGAGTTAGAAGATGAGAAGAATGATAACCCTTATCAAAAATTAATCTTTGTTGCTCAAGCTGTAGATAGCTGGAGAATTATTCCTAGAGCTTTTTTAAGTGTGTATATGTATTTATTATACTATACCACTTTTTGGTTTATGGGATTAGAAGACCCTTCCTTTGAGCAGTCCGGATTAATTTCTATTGTTGTGGGAGCAGGAGCTGCATGGTTTGGTTTATACACAAACTCTTCAAAATCAAATAAAGATTTTAATCCTTCAAAATAATGGACCGAGCTAATGACTGGATAAGTGCTGTAGAAACTATAGGCATTCCAGCAGTAGCAGCTATGGGACTAGGTTACTTGGTTTGGATATTATTTAAATCTTTAATATCTGATATACACAAAAAATTAGATACTCAACATGGTATGATTGTTGCACTTATTGATCGTATCCGTCAGATGGATAACGATATGATTAGAATTGATGCAATGTGTAGAGCAGCTATGGGATTAAAACCAGATATAGATAGAATCGCAAGAGCAGATGGAAAGAAAGATCAACGTAAGGACTAAATGAAATTTTTAATATGTTTATTATTCAGCACTTCCATATTTGCAGACTTTAAAGATTGGGATACTACTGATAAAAAACTTTGGTATTCGTATGTAACTTTACAAACGATTGACACCTTGCAAACATATGACTTGACTCATTGTCAAAAGATACCTAATTGTACTTTGATAGAGGACAATGTTTTATTTGGTAAACGACCAAAAATAGAAAATATTATTGTTGGTAAACTTGTCAGTAGTTCAATTGCTTTTTACTTTTTAAATAAACAATTAGACCATAAAAGAACAAGAGATTTATGGATAATAAATGGCATTTCGTTTGCAGTTGTTTTAAACAACCATGAAGTAGGCATTAGATTTAATTACGCATTTTAAAATTATGAAATTGAAACCAACATTTAGCAGCGAAAAATCAACAAGAAATTGTTATTTCTGTATTACCTTTTGGTCTTTATTATGTGTATTTTACTCGGTACAAAGTATAGCTGATGAAATGGTACACAAGTTTAAAAGTCCTAGCTTTAATGGTATCAATACATCTAGTCATTACTTAACGATTGAGAATCAAGAAGCAAACAGAATACAAGATATAAAAGCAGAGATAAAAGCTTATCAAGAAGAACTGGAACGAGAAGCAAACAACACAACTCTCGCAAGGTTCATACGAAATTTAGAATCAAGAATTTATGCCCAGCTATCAAGACAGCTCGTAGATAATTTATTCGGTGAGACACCAGCCACAAGTGGAGTCGTAGAATTAGAAGGCAATACCATTGAGTATGAAACTAATGGTGAATTTATTACATTAACAATTACAGATGCAGATGGGAATACTACAGAAATTACTTTACCTATCGGTTCTTTTACTTTCTAGTTGTACACTTAAATATGATGGGTTGCTCACTTCTGGTGGTGCACCTAACATTGTTATTAAAGATTCTAAAATTTTAGAACTACAATCAGAAAAATTAAAAAACTTACCGGCAGCTCAAGTACAGCCTACAGTTGCAGTCTATCCTAATAGTTTTAAAGACTTAACAGGACAACGTAAAAGCAATAGCACATTTGCGTTGTTTAGTACTGCAGTAACTCAAGCTCCAGAAGCCTATTTGATTAGAGCTTTAAAACATGCAGCAAATGGAAAGTTTTTTAAAGTTGTAGAACGAGTAGGTTTAGATGATTTAACGAAAGAACGTCAGCTTATACGTAGTACAAGACAAGAATTTGATGAAGAAACAAAACTCAAACCTTTGTTGTTTGCAGGGTTGTTAATTCAAGGGGGTGTTGTTAGTTATGACACCAATATAACAAGTGGTGGTGTTGGAGCCAGATACTTAGGTATTGGAAGTAGCAAACAATACAGAGAAGATACGGTTAGCGTATCACTAAGGTTGGTATCTGTATCAACAGGTGAAGTTTTAATGGAGGTGTTAGTCTCTAAAAATATTTTATCTGCTGGTATTTCACAAGATGTATTTAGATTTATTGAAATGGGTACAGAGCTTGTAGAAATTGAAGGTGGCTTCACAGAGAACGAAAGTGTGTCTATAGCTTTACAAAGAGCTGTAGAAACAGGAGTATTAAATATAATAATAATCGGTATCGAGAGGGGATATTGGAAATATGAAAAAATTAATTAGCTTAACTGCATTATTGGCTACGGTGGCTATTGCCGATAATGAAATTTATGTAGACCAGACTGGAGCCACAGCAAATATTGACTTAGAACAACTAGGTTCTAGTAACATCATTGGGGGGACTAGTGCAGTATCTGGAACAATGACACCTTTGGATTTAGATGGTGGGACTATGACTTTAGACATCAATCAGATTGGTGATAGTAATAAGTTTTTAGGAGACATCACAGCCGATAACTTCACAGGATACTTTGAGTTTGATGGTAGTAGTAATACTTTTAATATCCAAGTAGACCCTACTAATACATATGGTGCTGACGGAAGTAATCTTAATATAGATGTTTCTGGTAGTAGTAATACATTTACTTATGACCAAGCAACAGCAGACTTAGCAAGTACTTTAGACTTAGACTGGATTATACAGGGTGATAGTAATACCTTTGATTTTGAAATTGATTACGACTTAGCAACTAACTATGTTGATGTTGATGGTGATTCTAATACTATAAACTTTGATGCAGACGGAGCTGATGGAGGTTACTTTTATTTAGACCAGACAGGCAATTCAAGGACATTTAATATTCAACAACAGAGTACATTAGCAAGTGATTGGTTACAAATTAATTCAACAGGTACTGGTGGTACTGTGTGTGTCATTCAAAATGATGGTGGCACCTCTTTGGGCTGCTGATAATATAGGAAATATTACAGAGCTTAAAGGCTCTGCTAGGGTGGTTAGAGATACACCACAGAAAGCCACCCTAGAAGCTCCTATCCTCTCATATGACAGCGTAGAAACATCTAATGGTCGTATGAGTATTACTTTTATAGATGATACTCTTATAAGGCTTACAGAGCATTCCCAAGTTTTAATAGATGAGTTCATCTTTGACCCTGACCCAAAGAAATCTAAAATGGCTCTTAACTTTGCAAAGGGTACAGCAAGGTTTGTCACAAGTAAACTTGGTAAAGTTGCAAAAGAAAACATAACCATAAGAACTGAATCAGCTACAATAGGCATACGTGGTACAGACTTTACCATTACGGTAGATGAATTGGGCAGGTCTTTGGTTATTCTCTTACCTAATCTGGATGGAACTTCAAGTGGAGAAATAACAGTCGAGACTGCAATGGGCTTGGTTGTTCTTAATAAACCATTTGAATCTACTGTAACCAATGTGTACGAACAATCCCCCACTAAGCCAGTTGTTCTAGACTTAAGCTTAGACTTGATTGATAATATGTTAATTGTCAATCCTCCAAAACAAACTAAACAATTGACCGAAGACACCAGCACTGATACGTCTAATGTTTTAGATGTAGACCTATTAGAGTTTGATGAGCTTGAACAAGACTATTTAGCTGAAGATGATTTAGAGTTTACAGAGTTAGATATAAACTTTCTTGATGTCAATTTCTTTGAAGACATGTTAAAAGTGATTGATGAATTAGACCAGCTTAATGAGGATGATTTAAATCAACAGCAAACAGTCACTCGTGTTGTTGGAACAGCTTATGGACAAGATACATCAACACAAATTATTACGTTGATACAGGGTGAGATGATTAGTTTAACAAGACAAGTTGAGCAATCTGTAAAGGTTGAGTTAAACTCTAGTCAAGGATATACGGTTATCTTTATACAAAACGGTATCTCTAACACTATAAAAATAAATGGTGGTGGAGATTCTATTATTAAAATTACACAAGGAAGTTAATATGAAGTGGGCAATAGGACTGTTAGGTATTTTAACTTTACCACTACTATTTAACTTAGCACCTTTAGAAATATTAAGACTTAAAACTTTTGATGCTTTGGTTCCACAACAAGAACCTACAGGTTACTTTACAATCCTTGACATTACTGAACAAGACTTAGATGAAAGAGGGGGATATCCGTTACCTCGTCAAGACTTAGCAAAGATTCACAATAGAGTTATGGAAGCTGGTGCACTAGGTGTTGGCTGGGTGATGTTGTTTCCGCATAAAGATAGACTAAAGGGTGATGATGAATTTGCTAAAGCTTTACAAAGTTCTGCAAGTGTGATAGCAATGCCTGAAGTTTCTAACAGGCAATATCCTGAAACACACGGTACAGTTATACTTGGTCCCGATGTTACTATACCACAAGCTCAAGGATTTTTAGAAAATATTCCTATACTAAAACAAGCAGCAACACAAGGTACAATCTCGGTGCCGGTAGATGTAGATAAATTAGTAAGACAAATTCCTTTACTTCAACAAACTCCTAATGGGTGGGTAGCTTCATTTGGGACTCAAGTCTTAAAAATCTTAGGAGGTGGTCAGACTTATCAAATAAAGACTAATGAGAATGGTATTGAAATGGTAAGAGTCAAAGGACTACCCCCCATCCCAACAGATAGTCTTGGAAGAAAGTGGGTGAGCTGGGTTAACACACCAACAACAAACCTAACAGATTTAGATGTATTAAATAAATTTGTGTTTATTGGTTTTACAGCTAAAGGTATTGCACCTCAAGTAGCAACGCCAGTAGGGTTGTTAGAACCACATAAGATACAAGCAGCGTTAGCTGAAAGTATTCTTTTAGACACACCAAAGGTACCAGATTATAGACTCTTTGTAGAGTTATTAATTTTAATACTCTCAGGCTTTTTAACAGCTTTACTAATAAGAGGATTGGGTATTACTTGGGGTATAACTTCGGTTGGTGTTTTGATGATAGGTGTAGCTTACTTTGGATATAGTGTCATACAAAATAACATACTGATAGATGTTACTTGGAGTATGATAAGTATGACACTTATTGCTACGTTACAATTCTATTTAAACTTTAGAACTCAATTTAAACTACGACAACAAATCAAGAAACAATTTGAACATTACCTTGACCCAAGACAAGTCAAACAACTACAAGATAATCCAGAGCTACTGAAGTTAGGTGGAGAACGAAGACGTTGCACGTTTTTATTTACAGACGTGAGAGGTTTTACCAGTTTATCAGAACGATTAGAACCTGAAGAAGTTACAGCTATTATGAATAAAGCATTAACAATACAAGCTGATGCGGTTAAAGAGTATGGTGGTATGGTAGATAAATATATTGGCGATGCAATGATGGCTATATTTAATGCACCTATAGACCTCGACCAACACGAAACCAAAGCAATTCAAACAGCTTTAAAAATAAAACAAGATATGATTGATGCAGACTTGGGTATAGAGATAGGTATTGGTATTAATACAGGGGAAGCTGTTATAGGTAATATGGGAAGTGAAACTAGATTTGATTACTCAGCTATTGGAGATGCTGTGAATCTAGCAGCAAGGCTAGAGAGTTCTACTAAGGAAGTGGGTGAAGATATAATAGTGGGGCACGAAACAATTAATAATTGTAACGTACCCTGTAAAGAACTTGATTCTATTTTTGTTAAGGGTAAAGAAAAACCAATTAAGATTTATACTTTACTTTAAAACGTTTAACTCTCTTTGAAAATAATTATGTAAGTCTCCCATCTTTGACTTACCGTTACGGAGGATTGTTTTGATTACGTCTCTCTCATCAAGAGGGAATATTTCATCCACCATATCCTCCGGTAACATACTAAACTCTGTAACAATATCATTGTTCCGTGTAAGAAGCACTTTAAAACTTACTAAGTTAGCTTCACTTTTATTAACCATTATCACTCTCCAAGTTTGCAAAGGTTATCTTATCTTGTCTACCCCTTAGTCCTGCTTTCATATAAGAAGTAGCACGACCTTCAAAGAAGTTCTGATGTTCAACACCCATCACTTCATCCAACCAACCTAGAGGATTCTCACGTTGGTCATAGTTTGTTTTAAGACCAAGTTGTAATAATCTTCTATCAGCTATGTATCTATTGTAAGCATACATATCTTTCTTGGTAAGACCTTCAAGGTCTCCCATATCAAACACTAGGTCTAAGAACTTATCTTCTAGTGTTAC